GGATACTGAAGAAGGTAAAGATATCCAACTCTGGAGCCAACTCGGGGGGCAACTCAGGAGACAACTCTGGAGCCAACTCGGGGGGCAACTCAGGAGACAACTCGAGAGCCAACTCGAGAGCCAACTAAGGAGACAACTCGAGGGGCAACTCGGGGGGCAACTCGAGAGCCAACTAAGGAGCCAACTAAGGGGCCAACTCAATGGCCAACTCTGGAGCCAACTAAGGAGCCAACTTAATGGCAAATTAAAATACAATGGAACTTGTTTTTTTGGGCAACATGATGCGTGGCTATGGGGCTTCTATGAAGCCGGTCGAAAACTAGGTATTAAATACCCAAAGGAGCTAAATGAAATGTTAAATCATCATTGTGATTTAGTGCGCTCAGTTGGCTGGTTTTACCCATTTAAAGATTTCTGTGTATTAACGGATAGACCTGAACACATCATATTTGACGAAGAACACCGACTTCACTGCGAAGATGGCCCAGCCATTCTTTACCGCGATGGGTATAGCTTATTTTCATGGCGTGGGCAGAGTGTTCCATCGAAGTGGATAACGGACCCCGACACAATTACACCAGAGATTGCTCTAACATGGGAAAACATAGAGCAACGTCGAGCCGCGTGTGAAATTTTGGGTTGGGAAAAAATTATAGATCAACTCAACGCTATCACAATAGATAAAGACAGCGACCCACAGATAGGCGAACTGGTTGAAGTTGATATACCACAAATAGGCCGCGAACGCTTTTTGCGTGTTGAATGTGGAACAAAACGTGAATTTGTCTTGCCGGTTCCACCTGATATGACTACAGCAATACAAGCAAACTCGTGGACTTACGGAATAGATCAGAACGTGTTGCGGCAACTTGAAGTCCGCACTTAATCAGCATTGGAGAACTAAATATGAAAAACTTTGAAAAATTTGCAGCCCAAGGTGATGTCTTTTTTGAGAGGATTGATCCAGCTGAGTTACCAAATGGCTTGGAAGTTGTGACTTCAACTAACAACAAGAACGTTATCGCTCACAGTGAAACAGGTCACAATCATACTATGCTTGCAGAGCGGCCAGATGTGAAAACAACACTCTACAGGTTGCCTGAAGAATTATATGAGTGCTTCCTAGTCGTCGACGGCGGAGACGCAGTGCTTGAGCACGAACGTTCTTTTGATACACATGAGGCTCTTTCGTTTAGTCCAGGAACATACCGCGTTCGTCGTCAGCGCGAGTACACTCCTGAGGGATATCGTCGTGCCGCAGACTGATTCAGAAATTGTTGAGCTGAGGAATGAGCATGATGCCGTTAGGATTTTACTTAAGAACCCAAACAATCTTCGCGGCTGGGTGAAACTCGAAGAAGTTTATGATAAAGTCGAGAAAATTCGTGGGGAAGCCTTTGCCCTTCCTGTATTACTATCAAAAGATATAGAAGATGAGAAATTTTTGGAATGAGTAGAAAATGAAGGTTTTTTGTATAATTCTTTTGGGGGTGATCCTTGTAATGTGGTCTAATATGTTATATGATTACAATGAAACACTAGAAGAGAAACCAGAAGAGAAAGTAGTCGCGTGGACTATGATGTTTGAAGGTGATAAACTTTTATTTGAAACTGACAAGTTTGATATGAGTAGAGATTCTTGTAGATACTATAAAGGTATGCTCCAGGCGACTACACCAAACGGAAATCGTGTTGTCATATTTTGTGAGGTAAAATAATGAAGATTCAATTAAAAGGTCTTGACTCGGAACTCGACATAACAAAAGTCGTCAAGATCCATACAATTTACATTTGATGAACTGATTGAACGTATTGAAAAATTAGAAGGAGTGATACATGAACGCACATAGAGATCCTAAATGGGAATCAAGATCCGATGTTTCTGGATGGAAACAACCACATAGAGATCCTGGATGGCCAATAAAGCCACAATTCTCAAACGAAATTGATGAACCAAAATACATCTTGAGTATTGGAACTAATACTTACCGTTGTGGAGATATGGATGAAGTTCATAAAATCTATAGACAGAAGGGTGATGGCATTAAAGGATATGTTTATGATTTATCAACAACCATAGAAATCCAAGTTGCAACCACGCCGATAGTTAACGCAAGGTTAACGACCGATGGGTCTTAATATTATCTCAAAAGAGCGCTTTGCACTCGAGGTTGAAAACATTGTCCACGAAACTGGATCAACTTATATAGACGCTATACTGATCTATTGTGAAGATAACAATGTTGAAATCGAACGTGTTGGTAAACTGATTAATAAGAAAATCAAATACTGTCTGGAGCGTGAAGCCTCTGATCTGAATATGCTTAAGGAAAAGGTAGAACAACTTGAATTCTGATGATCTCAATGAAGGCTTCGAAGCCTTTAAAGTCTATAACGCAATTGCTCTACATTTCACCACGGACTACAATTACTTTACCTACAACGGAAAGACAAGAGTCTCCGAGAAAGCATGGTTAGCTCGTAAGGACCGTTTCTTCTTCAAGAAGGTTCAGCGTGATATTGGTCTAGATAATCTAGTTCCATTCTTCGTAGCTAACTATATAGACCGTGGAACATTATGGCCAAAACATTTTATAGGACTCCGTGCTAGAAAAAGTTATGAACTCTTTAATGAAGAAGAACACTACAATACATTCCGTGGAGATCTAGCTTATCTGAAATCTCTATATAGAGATACAAATAGTATGATAAGTTCACCTACAGAAGAGCATCCGGCTCTATTAAAGGCTTATATCACAAAGGATATCTCTCCAATCACTATGATCATATTGCAAAGCCTTATTAAGTACAGTAACGACTGGAATGATAGTATAGGAAATGACCCACAGTGGTCCGCAATAAGATCTTACTTAAGTAAACTTAGGAATTTTGTAATCTTTGATAGGACTAAATGTCTAGAAAAATATAAGAATATCTTTAAAACCATTGACACGAAGCCTTATATATAATAAGATACAAATATTATAGTATGAATAGTGTGGATAAAACAAAACATATAAAGGAATATAAACATATGTCTACAGATTTCTCCCAACTCAAAAAATCATCTGGTTCAAAGCTCCTTGAAAAGGTCCGTGGCGAAGCAGAGAAACTTACAACCAAATCAAAAGGTAATAGCGACGATAGGTTCTGGCAACCAACCGTTGATAAGGAAGGTAATGGCTATGCAGTCATTCGTTTCTTACCAGAATCCCAAGGTGAAGAACTTCCATGGGTTCGTTTATTCCGTCATGGGTTTCAAGGTCCAGGCGGTTGGTATATTGAAAACAGTTTGACTACACTTAACAAGGACGATCCTTGCGGTGAATTTAATAACAAACTGTGGAATCGTGGTGATGATGCTGGTAAACAACAAGCTCGCGATCAAAAGCGTAAATTGACTTATATCTCTAACATCTATATTGTAAAGGACGAAGGCAATCCCTCTAATGAAGGCAAGGTATTCTTATTCCGTTATGGTAAGAAGATTTGGGATAAGCTTAATGAGGCTATGAATCCAGAGTTTGAAGATGAAGAAAAGATCAATCCATTTGATCTATGGGAAGGCGCAAACTTCCGACTTAAAATTCGCACGGTTGAGAAATACCGTAACTATGATAAGTCTGATTTTGCCAATCCCAGTCAACTAGTTAAAGACGAAGATGAGTTGGAATCAATTTGGAAATCACAATATGCTCTTGCTGAGTTTATTGATCCAAAGAACTTCAAATCCTATAGTGATCTGAAAGCACGCCTTGATAAGGTCCTTGGTCTACATGCTGATGAAGATTTCAAGGCTGATGCAGATGAACTCAATGATAGTGATTTCGAAGAGCCTGTTGAAGAAAAGGCAAAGGTCGAGGCAAAGACTAAAGAAGCAGACTCAGGAGATGATGAAGAATTCGATCTATCTGATTTTGAAGCTATGGTTGATGCGGCCGAAGATAGCTAGTTAACACCAACACCAAACGCGGCATTCAGTGACCCCTCTCTCGATCTTGGTTGGACGGGGGTCACTGTTGTGTGTCTACTATTGTTATTAACAATGGTTTGACTTGATGCATCTACTGGCGCTGCAACAACGTTAATACTTTGTCCGCTTGCGGCGTTTATTGCAGAACCTTTATCTATAATATCACCCTGTTCTGGTGTTGCTGCAGTCATCCTGGCTATAGCTCTTTCCTGTGAACGTATAGATGTCATTCCACCTCCACCCATATTGATATTAGCAATTGGATCTGATTGGATTGTTTGACTTGACACAGGGATAATACCAATGTCACTTTGAATCTTTTTGGTCTGCAGTTCTTTTAGTTGATCTTTTCTTTTATTCAGAAGAGCTGTATCGTTTCTATCCATAGAAGCATTATATCCACTACCCAGACGGTCTTTCTTTTTGGCAATCAAATCTTCTTGATCGGTCACTCTTTCCTTAGCACGTTCAATCTCAGCATCATTATTCGTATCATCAGAATCTAGACCTAGGAATTTAGAAACCTTATCTTTAATTATATCAGGTGATAGATCATATATGAATAACTTAAATGTTTTGAATATCCCAGCAATCCATTCTTGAATATCATTGAATAGATCATTGGTTGCATCTAACATAAAATCAAAGACCTTTGTTTGTAGATCACTATCAATACCAAAGAATCCAAGGACTGTATCTACAAGGCCAGCTACTCCACCGATAAATCCAGACAGCAATAGTGAGGCTTTATCAGCCAGGGTTATATCCTCTTCCGCCTTATTCAATATTTCACTAGCGTTTTCCAGCGCATCTTCAGCACCTTTTACACCACTAATAAACGCAGCAATACCAGCTACGACAAGTGTTACTGGATTAAACAATAGAGCAGACATTGCACTCGTTATTGTTCCTGCAAGTGATGCTGCAACACCAGGAATAAATTTTAAGATTAATGCGCTCGCTGTGATTAATAGTATGCCCATGTTCTCAGTAAGGATACTCCACAGTCCTTTATTTGGGTCATTCAAATCTTCAACAAAAGCTAATACACCATCATAAAGATATGTTCCAATAGGTTTCAATACATCTTCATATAGTGTTTTGAATAGTGGGATGATCTTATCTGTGATCAGTGTTTGCATCTCAGCAAATAGTTTACTATCTAAAAATTCTGGAAGGAAATATAGGAAGGCTAATAGTGCACCTCCGCCAAGGAGACCCATTAATGATTTACCGATTCCACCAAGAAATCCAAATCCACCGGACATCATATCACCCATTTTGCTTCCACCGTTTTCACTCTTCTTGAACATAGCAAACATCTTAGCCATCATGCCTTTCTCAGCACGGTCGCTCTCAACCTTATTTTCATCAGCAGCAAATGCGTCTGATGAGACTTTTCTAGCTTGAATATCGGCAGCTTCTTCATTTGTCTCAGCAACACCACCCAATAGATTAATCATAGTACCATTCTGATCAATAAGTGTATCGAGTGCACCCATAAGAACTCGGTTCATAGAGTACTCTATAGTCTTAAACATAGTAAGCATTTCTGATAGAACGGAATGTGTTGCATCCATCTTATCATTGGATTTGACAAGCTCATCTGTGGCCAACATTATAGCTATGGTTTCTTCTGAATCATTTTGTAGCAGTGGTAATGCCATTACTTATTACTTAGCCTCTCGTTTTCTTCTTTAATAAATTCTATTAGCATGGTTTGATATATCTGTCTTTCCCAAGGTATCATATTTTCGAGTTCTGTCAAACTGTATTTATGGTGCTGCATCATAGCAAAGGTACTTCTATAGTAGTTCTGTAGTGTATTATGAGAAAGACTTAAGTAAAAAAACTTTGGAGTCCTTTGATCTCAACACTATCTGGTGTATTACATTTATCACAATGCCATTCTACAGTATGATTCACAGATGGAATCTTATTAAAGAAAGTAATAACATCTGCAAATTGTTTCTGGTTCATAGACATAATCCAAGTATTCAATTCATCTCTTGTAAAATCAGTAATAACTTCATCACCACTATAGATCGATTCAATACAAGAAGGAACAACTTCATAGATACGTTCCACATCAGTCATCTTCTTAGAACTTAATTTTGTAATAGTGTTAATGTCTGGATACTTTAGAGTCAATCCAATACTATCAGTCAGTGCAATTACATTATCCATCTTCTCAGGCATATTCACTTTAATCTCATCGATGTTAATACTAACAGGAGTCTTATGTTTGCAATCAGATTTTTCTGAATCGTGTGCTATAGTCAATTCAATAGTTTCACCAACAGACTTACCTCTTAGTTGTAAAAAGAGATATTCAAAATCAAATGAAGTCAATTCATCGACATTAATATCATCCTCAATGCAAGCAGACAGGATCTTTTTAACTGCCTTAATGACTTCAACCTCATTCCGACTCTCTAGTGCAATATAAAGTATCTTCTCCTCACGGACTAGAAATGGTCTAAACGAAACTGTACTTCCATTAGATGGTATTGTAGCTTCAAAGTGTGGTGTTGTTAGTATAGGTAGTGTCATAATTACTCCAATTCAGTTATAATATTCTATTCAGGAATCGTAAACCACGGCGAACTTGTGATGTATTCACCCCAGCAACATCAGATCCACTGTCTCCAGTTAGTGCATTGTTAATATTAAAGATAGTAGCAGCGGTCTTAGACAATGAATTACTCTTATCCTCAAAGGATCTATAGGCAAAACTTACTTGTAACCTATGGATATCATCAGTATTCCATGATAAAGACAATGGACTAACCTCTGCCGGAAAGGCTTCCAATAACTTAATAGTATATGTCTCATCATTATTTTCATTAAATTGTGCAATCTCAATGGTAGAGACATAGTCATCATAGTAGCCAGTATTGTACTGACTCATCTTTAGATCAGTTTCACCTTCACGATGATTACCAAATACAAGGTCCTGCCATTTCTCAAAGAACAATTTCTCCCTGAGATCTTCACTACAGATGAATGTGATTGTTGTGTTAATATAGTTAGCGTTATATCCAGTCTTCTGCATTGGACCATAGTATCTATTCTCTAGTGTCTGAGTCCCTCGTCCAGGTAGTTCTGCACTATCTGCTCTCATGGCCAAATGGAATGTATCCACAGACCCAACGCCACCAACGATTCCAGCAAGGTCTCCCACCGTTCCACCAAGGCTGGATAGTCCGGATATTAGTTTAGAGAGTGCAGAAGCTCCACCGCCGCCCGGAGATGGAGGAGATATCCGCACTTCGAATCGATCTTGTTTAGCTAACCCAGTAGCATTGAGACGACTAGTGAACTCGTTTATCTTAAATGGCATTGGCTGGACCTATGTGTGGAATTGTTTCACGTGAAACAGTGTGAGATTTCATTGGCTGGACCCTGGCTGGATGGAGTTTCATTTGATAGAGTTCCTAGAGTCTGACCAGACTTTGGAAGAATTGGCTCCAACGAACTTCTGAGTGGGGAGAAATAATGCTATATCCCAGGAGGAGACATCTACTTCGATGAAACGCGATCTAATGTGGTCTGACAGATAGTGTTTAACGCACGGTTTAAACCACTTGTACTTTCCAGCACTTTGTAATACACTATATGACAATTTTAGCTTAGTATCCTCAGAGTACTGTTTATTGTTCATTAGATCATATAGACTATCCATAAGAAGGGCTCTTAGTTTTAGTGGTAGATAATGGAGATTTAGTCCCATAAAGCCTCCTTTTGCACTGCTAAATGGGAATATTAGTGGGAATCTATCGTAATACGGTAGTGTCTTCTTATGTTTCGGATCATAGAAGAACATGTACATTTTACCCATAGTTACCGTAGCGGTCATTGCGGATCGTGATTCGGAGTGTATACGAGATGCTGTGGTTGTTGTTTTACTGGCTTGTGTTCTATACCAGTTACGTGCTTCTACTGATCTTGCAGGTAGAATACCATTTCGTGCACCTTTTTCTAGTATCTTATCGAATGTGATTGCAGGCATGGATTTCTTTCTGTTATATGTTATACCATATTTATACGGACTTCTTTGTAAATAGATCTCTTTCGGTGAGGATTGTAAATATCCATTTTCTATCTGCACAGTATTCTCTAGCGTATTTCCACTTAGTGCAGTTAGTGCCCCAGGTGGTGACTTCTCTTAGGTATTTCTTGGTCTTTCTTTTTGATGGTGTTGGTTCTATTGTTTCTTTATAAGGTTTGACCTCTATCATATGTGTGACTTTGCGGCCATCTTTACCTATGACTGTTATGACAAAGTCTGGATAGTATCTACGGAGTTTGCCTGTGAAGACGCAGCGGTATGGAACTATAACCTCTTCACTTGACCATGAGAGCACTTCCTTACGATTATCAAAATATACACAAGCACGCAACTCCCATGAGCTACGGTAGACTATAGCCGATGGATCGCCTTTATACTTTGATGGGTTCTTTGGTGAGAACCGCCCTTGATGATATCGTGCCATGCTTATAAATAGATTAAACCCTAAAAGGATATTTATCAGATGCCGGAAACATACTCCTCAGGAGTTAAAGCCATCCGATCACAAATCAAAGACCTTGTCGATAGAGGTACACCAGAAACTTTAATCTTTCCTAATGAAATAGAAACTTTGGGACAGTTCGTTATCTTCTCTATATTTGAGGACTATCAATACCAAAGAGATGTGTCTGAAAAACAGAAGATATCGCAACGTATTATACTTCCACTTCCTGCAGATCTACAGACTGGATACAATTCAACGTATGAGAACCAGGATATGGGTATTGTGGGTAATGCTGCAGCACAGAATGGTAGGGATCTTGCCTTTAACAAGGATAGCATATCTGAATTTTTAAGTAATACTAAAGACAGTGTTACCAGTCAGGGTGCTCTTAAAGGATTCGGTGTTCAGTTTGCTCAATCAGAAGCTGCTCCTATTGTTAGTGCATTGCTTGGGAGTGCTCTTGGAGGTGTCGGCGGTGGTGCTGCTGTTGCTGGTATTACGGCAGGTGCCCAACAGGCTATTAGTGGTGCTCTTGCTGGTAAAGGTATCGCACGTAATCCACATATGGCTGTACTGTTTAAAGGTGTTGATTTCAGGACTCATTCTTTTAGTTATCGTATGATTGCTAATAATCAGAAAGAGAGTGATATTATACGGCAGATTATCTATTCTTTCAAGAGAGCGATGGCACCTGAGTACCAGGCCGAAAGCCATCTGTTTAGATATCCACAACAATTCCATATTGGTTTCAATAAGGATAAATATCTATTCAAGATGAATCAAAGTGTGTTGACTTCCTTCAATGTTAACTATCATGGCGAAGGTGCTGCTTTCTATCATACAGTTGGTGATGAAGAGGCTCCTGTCAGCGTGACAATTACACTTGGATTTACAGAAACAAAAATTGTTACAAAGGCCGAGATAGACGAGGATGGCGCATAATGGCAGAATATTTCAGTCCGTTTCCTAAAGTTACATACGATATCAAGAAGAATAACAAACCATTGACATTGACAAATATCACCGTTCGGTTTAAATTGAAACAAGCACTACAATCAAAGAACGTTGTCTACTATAGGTATGAGATACAAGACGGCGACAGACCTGATGTTATTGCAGATATTTACTATAAGGACTCTACACTCGATTGGCTTGTCTTATTGGTGAATGAGGTGATTGATCCATTGTTTGAATGGCCACTTGACTTACGGTCCTTTGAGAATTACGTTCAAAAGAAATATGGTAGCCTCAGTGTTGCAAAGGCTGGTGTCCATCACTATGAGAAGATACTGAATAGCCAATCAAAATTGTACGATGGAACGATCGTACCCGAGAGGACCGTCATTGTTGATGAGACAACGTATAATAACATTACGGATGGTATGCGTCGGTCTATATCTAATTACGATTATGAGACTGATCTCAATGATAGCCGTAGAGTTATCAACCTCCTTGATCGTGTCTATGTTCCAGATGTATTGTCGGCCGTTAAGGGGATATTTGGTTAATGTCAAATTATGAGCATCTATCCATTGATCTGAAGAGTATTCTTCTTACAACGTATGATAGGTCACAGGTTATAGACATAAAGCCTCTGTGTATTGAAATTAATGTCTATGAAGATATGTTTAGTCCGGGTGTATCAATAGACATAGTCCTTGAAGATGCTAAGGGACTTATTGAAAGATTTCCTATTGTTGGTGATGAACGTATTGGATTATCCTTCAGAACTCCTTCACTTGATGATTACATTGAAGTTGAGTTTGATATCTATAAAATCAGCCCAATTGCTAAGACTGGTGAACGTCGTAGGGAATATGCACTGTTCGGTATAGCTCCGGAAGCACGTATCAATCTCCTCAAAGAAGTTAATAATGCTTATAAAGGTAGTTGTAAGGAAATCATTGATAAGGTACATGAGACATACTTTGCAACAGGTGATGCTTTTCCAGTTCCTAAGACTGTAGTCAGCAGTGAGTCACTTGGCACTCATCATTTTGTTGGTGTTGGTGAAACTCCATTTTCTTTTATTAAGAAAGTTGCGAATGAAGCTCAATCAAGTACATACCCTGCTTCCAATTTCTTATTCTATGAGACACTTGACCGTGAGTATATCTTTAAGACAATTGATGAGATGATTGACAGCGATGCTGTTGAGGACTATTACTTAGCTGATGGTGGTGCTGTCCGTCGGAATAATAAATCGGAAAAGGATACTATCCACGATTATCAGATTATTCTTGATCTGTCTGTTGATGAGAGTGTTGACACACTTAAGAATGCTGCTCTCGGCGGCTATAAGAATGTTGTCCAACGGCTTGACCCTGTTACTAAGACATATAGTCAGCAGGTGTTTGAGTATGCCGAAGAAGATCAACTGAAGATGCTCGGTGACCACAAGCTCATTCCTGATATCTCACTATTTAGAGAAATAGAGGCTGACGTTCATACTCGATTTATTCGTGGGACTGTTTATGATGAGACTAATGGTGGTTGCTTTGTGAACACTAATATTAGTGAACTCAGTGACCCACAGTATTATTACTATAGACGAAGAGATAGGTTTGCACACCTTGATGTTGCTTCTCGTCAATTATTAGATACACTTAAACTACAAGTAACTATATCTGGTGCGAGTGACTTACACGTTGGACAAGTTGTGAATATATTTGTCCCACAAGATTCTAATGATGAAGAGTTCTCTAAGATATACAATCTATTCTATGGTGGTGACACATCAGGAGCCGACGGTAAACGTAAGGCTAAGTTCTTGGTCACTGCACTCAAACATAAGATAAGATACGAGGATAATACATATGTAACTCAGTTTGAGTGTGTTAAAAATTCATATGCAAGTGAGATTAAAACAGAACAAGCGAGAATGTCGGATGGCTAAGAATAATGAATTCCTTGGACTTAATGGTTTCATATGGTTCTTTGGTGTAGTCGAGAGTCGTTATGATCCATTAGAGATTGGTAGATGTAAAGTCAGATGCATGGGTTGGCACACTGAAGATAAAGATGTCTTGCCTATTGATGATCTGCCGTGGGCTATTCCTATGCAAGATATTAAATCAGCAGCACTTAGTGGTATTGGCAGTTCACCGACTGGTCTTATTGAGGGCTCTTGGGTTGTTGGTTTCTTTATGGATGGACCTAATGCACAGTATCCTATTATC